CGAGATTTATGTTGACTGGTTCTACGTGGCTGCTGAAAATTAGCATAGGGCGAGAATGCTCAGAACTATGTATGAACTAGAAAATCGAGTTGAACTAAAGGATGTTTTGAATAAAATGGGATTTTTATGACAGTACCCTCTAAACTTGATATTAAGAAAAGGGAAGATAAGTTAAAGCAGTTCTTGAAGAGGCTTGATAAGGATGGCAAGCCTCAAGAGAAACATGTTCTCAATGTTGTACGTGGTGCTATTCGTTCTGCGTGGATGAAAAGTGATGTGAAGTTGGCATATCTTTATATGAACACTATTCCTGATATGGATGATAGTACACGTACAAAGTGGTTGGTTAAGTGTGAAATGTGCGGTGAACTATTCAAGCTCACAGACATAGAGATTGATCATCGTCACGGCAATCACACATTTACCAAGGTTGAGGACTTTGAGAACTACTTCAACAACATTCTGATGGTTGGTTTTGATGACCTATCTATACTCTGTAAGGAAGATCACGCTGTAAAGACTCTTGCAGAGTCTCAAGGTATTTCTATAGATGCTGCCCGTCTAGAAAAGAAAGTGATTGCAATTTGCAAGCAACCTGTTAAAATGATTGACAAATACCTTGCAGATAATGGAGTGATAAATTATCCTAAGAATAAAGATGGTCGTAGAAACGCTGTTCGTGAACTATTAAAGGAGAGGCAAAGTGAAACCAAATAAAACATTCATCATCAGACACAAGGAAACAAAAGAACTATTCCGTGCTCAGTCAGGTAAGACATCTTGGAAAGCTCCGGGTCATGCTAAGAATGCTTTTAATCTGTCTGTTGCTTATGGGCGTAGTTGTGAGAAATATGGACTAGAGGCCATTGTTGAGGAGAAATATTGGGTTCGTGCACGTGGCCCTAAATTTGATGAGCAAGATCTCTATGAGATTGTAGAACTTAAGTCGGAAACGGACGAAACCTTGGGTAAAGCTCTCCTACTTCTCAAAGAAGTATTTGAACGTGAGCGGAGTGTTTCTTGGAGTCTGGCTGATCGAATCGAGAAGCTTCTTATTGAAAACTCAATTGAAATTAATTATGAGGATTAGAGGTGAAAATTAAATGTCTTATTCAAGACGATGAGCTTAGGTTCACTGAGGGTCGCACCTATACAACAGAACATCTTCCAGATGAGGATGGTGACATTCGTGTAGTATGTGGTGGTGGGTGGGAGAGCATGTTGTTTGCCAAGGAATTTGAAATTATGGAGGAAAGTGATGCGAAAGTGGACTAAGATTCTTCCATTCTTTGTTGTAGAATATATTGCAAAGAAATATGGTGAGAAGTGGTATGATGAACGCACAGAGAGTTACTTCACCTATCCGTTTAAGAATGTAAGGTTTTACTTTGAAAATAAGGAAAAAGAAGAATGAACGTATTTACATATTTGTATATGAAAACAGCTTGCGAGACGATTCAAACAATGTTAATAATCCAATGGATTATTCCTGTATAAAGAAAGGGGATAAGTGAGATGTCAGTAAGCAAGCTTAAAGATATTCTAGATAAAATTGATATCCCTGTGATGATGGAGATTATTGATAAGTCTCCTTGGTATCGCAGTTGTAGTGAAGAGATTTCTTGGAATACTGATGGTAATGAAGAAGACCTTGAGAATGGAGAAGGCAGTACATATTCTGTTGAAGCTTATGGTGCTAGTACAGAATATGGTGGTTATCTGGTGGTGAATGCTAATACTGGTTGCGGTGAAACTGTGACTTATTTCTTTAATCTGGAGAATGAGGTGGAATTTGAGTAATTGGAAAAAAGAAGCAGAGCAACTTGCTCGACAAGGTTTGAGCTGGCGGGCGATTGCTGTAGAGCTCGGTGAGCCAAAAGAGGTTCTAAATGATTGAAATCTGGAAAGTGGTTGCAGACTACCCAGATTATGAAGTAAGTAACTTTGGCAGTGTTCGCACTGTTATTGAGAGGAAGTTTTCTTATAAATATTTCCCAGCCGGGACTCATATTGCTGCTGTTAAATCAAACAACGGATACATGAGGGTTGCTTTTAGGGTTGCGCCGGGTAAGCAAGAGATTAAGTCTGTACACAGGCTGGTAGCCAATGCCTTCATAGCTAATCCGGAAAACAAACCTCAAGTAAATCATAAGGACGGGAATAAAGAAAATAACAACGTATTAAACTTAGAATGGGTGACTGCCAAGGAAAATGTGAACCACGCAGATGCAACAGGTCTTAGGAATCACCCCACAGGGGAGTACAGGAATGATGTAGTCTATTCCGCAGAAACAGTGAATAAGGTTCTTCGGATGTACTTCTTTGATTTTAAACTTGCTAGTGAGATTGAGACTGAATTAAACCTTCCCAAGTCTTATGCGCCTTTAATTATCAAAGGTCAACGTTGGGTTGAGGTTTATGCAAACTTCATAAAGGATCGTGAAGAGTATTGTACTTTTGTCAAGAAGATGTTTAGCAAAAGAAGAAAAAGTAATCGTCATAAAATAGAATTGGAGGTTATTCGTGCAACAAAATACATGGATAAATGAAGCTTTAGAGTTGAAGTCCCAAGGACTTTCAGGCCGGAAGATCGCAAAAATACTAGGTAAGAGTAAATCTAGAGTGAACGAGGTAATCTCTAAGCTCTACTTTAACAGTGGGGTTAGTTTTAAAGGTGAAACCAAAGGCCCAAAGATTCTTTTCTTTGATGTAGAACTTGCGCCCATCCTTGGTCATGTGTGGCGACTATTTGACCAGAATGTAGGGCTTAATCAGATTGAGAGTGACTGGTATCTATTGTCTTTTTGTGCGAAGTGGGCACACTCTGACGAAATTTATTATTTTGACCAATCAAAGCAAGAGAACATTGAGGACGACTACCTTTTACTTCTTGAACTGTGGAAATTGTTGAATGAAGCAGATATTGTAGTTGGACATAACAGTAAGCGTTTTGATACACGCAAGGCAAACAGCAGATTCATCTTGAACGGCATCCCAAAACCTTCAACATATCGCCAGATTGATACATTGGAGATTGCTAAACGTCAGTTTGGTTTTACAAGTAATAAGTTGGAATACCTAACAGATAAGCTCTGCACGCACAACAAGAAGCTTTCTCATGGTAAGTTTGCAGGTCATCTGTTGTGGGCTGAATGCCTGAAAGGTAATCAAGAAGCTTGGAAAGAAATGAAAGAGTACAACATTGCAGATGTACTTTCACTGGAAGAGCTGTATAACGTACTTTCCAGTTGGGATAATAACCTTCCAAACCTTGATGTATATGTTGATGAAATCTTAGATATGTCCGAATGGGAAGAAGATGGTTTTCATTACAGTAACCTTGGTAAGTATAAGAAGTACCGTAATAAAATCACTGGACAACAGAAACGCAGTCGTGTAAACTTGCTCCCTAAAGAGAAGAAAGATTCTCTTTTGTCTAATATCGTCTAAGGAGAAACAATGACAATCAACTACAATGAAATTACAAAGCTTCAAGAACAAATCTACCAACAAAATGTGAAGGCTGGGTGGTGGACTTCCTTGCAAACTGGTGAGCTAAAACCTAAAGGTGATGTTACAGAGATTCTTGCTAAACTTGCTCTAGTGCATTCTGAAGTATCTGAAGCTCTAGAAGGTGTACGTAAGAATCTGATGGATGATAAGCTTCCCCACCGCCCTATGATTGAGGTTGAATTGGCAGACGCCGTTATTCGCATCCTTGATTTGTGTGGTCATGAAGGTTATGATTTGGCTGGAGCTATCCAAGATAAGTTGGCTTATAACGCGATTCGTGAGGATCACAAAATGGAAAACCGCTTGAAAGATGGTGGTAAGAAGGCTTAAAATAGAATAGGCTCCTCACGGAGCCTTTCATAAACAATAGGAGAGTACATGGAAAAGATTCGTATAATTACACACCGATATGCTTACATGGGCTTGGAGTATAATACGGTGGTTGAGATTGGAGGTCATTGCGGCGACACTGTTACCTTCAAACACAACGGTAAGACGTGGGCACTTAAAGACCATCAAGGGGATTTTGAGTTTATGTGTGGTGATGAAAATGTAAATGATTCAATTATCAAGACAATGCAAGCGACTGACTTCCTCAGCAAAGCTCTTGCTCTGTTGGAAGAACGCGGTAAGGACTACGATCAACCCCAAGGTGAGCGCTCTATGGGTAAGACTGTGCAAGCATTTAATGCTATCACTGGGCACACTCTTAAAGAGTCAGAGGGTTGGCTCTTACTGCAACTTCTTAAGGATGTTCGTCAGTGGAGTAATCCTAATAGCTATCATGCAGATAGTGCAGAAGATTGTATTAGTTATGCAGCACTTAAAGCTGAAGCTCTTATTGAGGGTAAGTGATGAGGCTCATTGGTGTAGACGTAGACTTAGTGGTTTGTCCCTCTGACGAAGGCTGGATTGAGTACCTAGAGTATTACAACGGCTTTGGAGATAAAGTAAAGTTTGATCAACTACCCTATGATTTATCTAAGGTTTATCCAAACGTGCATGATCCTATGCAATACTGGCGTGAGCTAGACTACTTTCAGTTCTGGCCTATCCATGGTAGTGTAAAAGCTCTGGAAGCATTGTCTCAGTATTTTGGTATTGTTTTTGTGACAAGAACGAAAGGCTCACATTCAAAATTGAAGTATTACTGGTTGAAAGAACACTTCCCGTTTATGACTGAGTATGTAGTTGTTCACAATAAAGGAGTGCTTGAGAAGTCTTTTGAGTGTATGATTGATGATCGTCTTTCTGTTCTTCAAGGCTTTCCTCAACACAAGCGTGTATTGTTTGAAACTCCATATACACAAGATGTACAATGTGATGTACAATATAGTTTCTCAGAGTGGAACGAAGATGTAGTAAAGAAAATCTGTGATCTGTATTTGAAATAAAGCTTGTAATTTATGGTTATTTAGGGTATAATGATTATCCAAGTAAGAGAAAGGAGAAGTAATGTCAGGACAAATTAAAGCAACAATCATTGCTCATAGTAAAAGCAGTGTAATCGGAAAAGAAATAATTACTTATAAAGTTAAAGACTGGTCATTG